GGAGCAAACAGTGGGTCAAACTCTGGCAACAGTGGTCGCCTTGCTGGTGGCGGTATTACTGACAATACGGCTACTCCAACTGTGGTGACCAGCACGGATACCGTGACCACAACAAACACCACTACGGTGCCATGAGAGATTGGGCTGTTGCATTCATTGCAGCGGCCCTTTTGATTGGGTTTGTTGTTTGGTCCACAAGCATAATTTTGCCGTTTGTATGGAGGCTGTAAATGCTTGCCGAAATCGCCGCCGCCAATGCGGCCTTTGCAGTAATAAAAGGTGCGCTGGCCAACGGTAAAGAGCTACACCAGCTCGGCTCGCGGGTCTTTGATTACTTCGACAACAAAGCCAAGATTCAGGAAAAAGCCAATAAAAAGGGCGGCGGCTCTGACCTCGAAGAGTTTATGGCGCTGGAGCAGCTCCGGCAGCAGGAAGAAGATTTGCGCGAGCGCATGGTCTACGCAGGTCGCCCGGGCATGTGGGGTGACTGGCAGAATTTCCAAGCCGCAGCGGCACGCAAGCGCAGAGAGGCCAAAGAGGCTGCAGCCCGTGAGGCCAAGAAGCGCAAGGAAGACCTTGAAAAGATGGCCGAGTACATCGCCATCGGCATGGCGACTATTGTCTTGGCTGGCCTGATGGTCGGCGGTTTTGTCATCTACATGAAGCACCTGCGATGAGCGACGAGAAGCTAAACGCCAACACCACCCTCGACAAAGTGCTCGGGTATGTGGACTCGCCGTTCAAGCTGTTTGCCATTTTGCTCATGGGCGTGGTGGCCTTCGCTGGCTACTTCCTGTGGCAAAACCAAACCTTCATGATGGACGCCTACAAGGAGTCCAAGAAGCTCCCCGAGATCAACACCGACCGTGCGGACGACGCCAGCGCCATGCTGCTCAAAAAGACAGGTGCCACGGTGGTGGCCGTGTTTAAGGTCAACCCCCTGTTCAACAGCCGGGTGCTGTACAAGGCCTACACGAAGGACGGCAGGGACAAGACCATTGAAGACATTGACGTGGGTTTGTTCAGCCAGAACACCGCCAACAACAACGACGTCATCAAGCTGATGACCAACGATATTCCCTGCAGCGAGTACCGCTACGCTCAGTCCGAGGTAGGTCTGTGGTACATCGAGAAGGGCGTGGGCTTCACCTGCCGGGTGAGCGTTCCACCGGACAGCCACAGGTTTGTGGGGCAGGTTACGGTCGGCTGGCCGCAGGAGCCAGAAAACCTTGAACAAGTAAAATTCATGCTGGAGATTGCCAGCGCCATGCTAACCAAAAGGGGTAATTGATGCTTTCACTTTTCTCAACTCTTGGGGGTCTGCTGATCTCCGGTCTCCCGAAGCTGCTGGAGTTCTTCCAGAACAAGGCCGACCAAGCGCACGAGCTTCGGCTGGCGGCGCTGCAGAACGAGCGCGAGCTGGCTATGGCCGCGCAGGGCTTCGCTGCCCAACTGAAGATCGAAGAGGTCCGCACCGATCAAGTCCAGATGGAGACTGACGCCCGAATGACTGAGGCGGCGCTCTCGCACGACGAGAAGGTGCTTGAGAAGGCTTCCACATGGGTTTCCAACTACGTGGGCACTGTGCGCCCTACGGTGACCTACATTTTTGTCCTTGAGCTGGTTTTGATCAACGGATTCATGGCCTGGTATCTGTGGAATCACCCCGGCCTGATCACCAGCATTGATGACGTCATCAAGTACGCCGACCTGATTTTCAGTGCTGACGAAATGGCCATGCTGGGCGGCATCATCGGTTTCTGGTTTGGCTCTCGCGGCTGGAGCAAGAAGTGAAACTGAGCAAGGCAGGTGAAGACCTGATGCACCGGTTCGAGGGCAAGCGCTCTCGGCCCTACCTTTGCCCGGCGCACATCTGGACGATTGGCTACGGCCACGTCTTGTACCAAGAGCAGATCAGGCTCCCCATGGTCCGGCCACCGGGCAAGACCAAAGAGGACATCCCCATGATCCGCAGTGAGTTCCCACTGAAACCGGAGGACAACCGTGTCTGGACAAAAGAGGAGATCGACGAACTATTCCGAGTTGATGTCGGAAATTTTGAACGGGGTGTTCTTCGTCTTGTTCCCGGCGTGGTTGGGCGTCAAGGCAGCTTTGACGCTCTGGTCAGCATTTCCTTTAACTTCGGTTTAGGCAACCTCCAGCGCAGCACCATCCGCATGAAGGCCAACCGGGGCGATTGGGCTGGCGCAGCCGAGGCGTTCCGGGCTTGGACCAAGGGCGGCGGCAAGGTTCTCCCCGGGCTGGTCAAACGCCGTGAAGCCGAGATTTCTCTGTTCCTGAGTTAAAAGCAAAAAGCCTCCCAGGTTTTTGCCACCTTGCCGATGACTATGAATTGCAGCGATAATCCAACCACCAGGCGCTCGCTGCATCAGCGGCTTTATCCCAATGCGGAGAGCTTATGTACACCATGACTTACACCAGCCTGCTCGAGGACGTTCGACGTTACCTTGAGCGAGGCTTCACGGCCGAGAGCGATCAGATTGTCTACGAGCAGTTGCCTCGCCTGATCACTTTGGGCGAGCGCCGCATTTCGCGCGAGCTGAAAATCCAAGGTTTCATCCGTGCTGTTCAAACCCCGCTGCAAATTGGCGTTGCCACCTACCGCAAGCCCGACCGCTGGCGCGACACCATCAGCATGACGCTTGATGGGCAGCCCATTTTTGCCCGGTCGTATGAGTATTGCCGCAGCTACTGGCCCAATGAGGCCGTGACGGCTGTGCCGCAGTTTTATGCCGACTACGATTACAACCACTGGCTGATTACCCCGACGCCTGTTGCAGCGCAGACGCTGGAGGTCCTGTACTATGAGCAGCCTCGTTTTCTTGGCGAAGATTTCCAGACCAATTGGGTCACCGAATATGCGCCCGATCTTTTGCTGTACGCGACGCTGCTTGAGGCTTCGCCGTTCTTGAAAAACGACCAGCGGATCGGCACCTGGCAGCAGATGTACGACAGGGCTGCCCAGGCAATCAGCGGCGAGGACATGAAACGGATCATGGACCGCAGCGCCCAACGGAGTGAAGCATGACCACATACACCGATGTTTTTGGCGGTGCCAACATCTACCCCAGCGAGGTCGATTACAGCGCCCTGGCCCTGGCCGTCAACACCACGCTGAGTTGGCCAGAAGAAACAAGTACCAGCACAAATCTGGCCACCAAGATCATGGACGTCACCCCGGCGTCCTCTGGTCTGTCGGTGACGCTGCCTGCGGCCAACAAAACAGGCCGTGGACAGACCATCTTGTTCAACAACAAGGGCGCTCACACATTCACCGTTCGAGATGCAACGGGCGTGCAGGTTGTTTCGATTGCTCCTGGCGTTTTGTGGCAGGTCTACCTTTCAAACAACAGCACAGCCGCTGGCACCTGGGTTGCGCTGCAGTACGGCGCATCGACCTCGCAGGTCAACGCCTCATCGTTGGCCGGTACCGGCATCGTCGCGGTTGGCACGCTGCTCTCGCAGTCTGTGCCGATCACCACTTTCAACAGCAACTACACGGCGGGCATCAACGACCGGGCCAGGATGTTTGTTTGGAGCGGTGCAGCCGGGACGCTGACCCTGCCGACGGCGGCAACAGTTGGCAACGACTGGTTTTGCTACCTGCGCAACTCGGGCTCTGGCGCTGTTGTGGCAGATCCCAACGGCACAATTTTGATTGATGGATCGGCAACGCTGTCCTTCCAGCCTGGCGAGTCGGCCATCATTGCCACGGACGGCCAGGCCTTCTACACCATCGGTTTTGGCCAGTCCGCGACATTTGCGTTTGACTACACCTCGATCAACGTCTCGGGCACGGGCAATTACACGCTGACGGGTACGGAGCTGAACCGAATTGCTTATGGCTTCACGGGCACGTTGACGGGCAATCGCAACATCATTGTGCCCACGACGGTGCAGCAGTATTGGGTCAACAACGAGACGACCGGCTCTTTCAATTTCACGGTGAAAACCTCGGCTGGCACTGGCGTCCTGGTGGCGGCAGGCTCGCGCTCGATTTTGTACTGCGACGGCACCAACGTGGTCAACGCTGACACGGGTGGCCTGGCTGTGCCCATTCAGGTGTCGGACGGCGGTACCGGCGCAACGACCGCTGGAGCGGCCCGAATTAACCTGGGGGCCACATCGGTCGGTGATGCCCTGTTCACCGCTGTCGATCCGGCTGCTGCTTATGCGGCGCTTGGCATTGCACCTGCCGGTGTTGTTGTTGGCGGGACATTCTGATGCCAACACAAATCCTGCGATCACAGCCGGGCATCAAACGCGACGGCACCAAGTTTGAGGGCGACTTCTACGTTGACGGCCAGTGGGTTCGTTTCCAACGCGGCCTGCCTCGCAAGATTGGCGGGTATCGCTCGATTTCAAAATACCTCACCGAGATTTCGCGCGGCTTCAACAGCTTCACGCAGCAACTGTTGCAATATTGCCACAGCGGCGGCTCCAGCACGTTGGAGCGGTTCACGATTGATGCCAACAAAAACTCCAGCATCATTTCGGACCGCACGCCATCTACGTTGGTGGACTCGGTTAACAACCGCTGGATGTTTCAGTCGATCTATGAAAGCTCGACCACCTACAACGCCTTGCTTGCGCACGTGGCCCCCAACGGCTCGTGCCTGTGCAACGATGTGGGTGGCCAAATTTTCTATGGCAACATTTTGGGCACCGCTGCTTTGACGGAGGTCACATTGCCCGCAGGTGCCAACGCCACGGGCGGCATCGTGGCGCTGCACCCCTACCTGTTTTACTACGGCACCGCAGGCATCATCGGCTGGTCCGTGCCTGGAGAGCCTTCAGACCTGACGGGTAGCGGGTCCGGCATAGCTCGCGTGTGGGGCCAAAAGATCATCAAGGGCATGCCCCTTCGCGCGGGCTCGGGCTCTGCGCCTGCTGGCATCTTCTGGGCCTACGATGCGGTGATTCGTGCCACGTTCAGCGGTGGTGCGACCGTGTTCCAGTTTGACGTGATCGCCACCGACACCTCGATCATGTCGGCAGACTCTGTCGTGGATTACGACGGCGTTTTTTATTGGGCTGGCGTTGATCGGTTTTTGATGTTCAACGGCGTGGTGCGCGATGTGCCAAACCAGATGAACATCAACTACTTCTTGGACGGCCTGAACCCAAGCCAGCACAGCAAAGTGTTCTCCTGGAAGGTTCCGCGCTTTGGCGAAATCTGGTGGGCGTACCCCAGGGGTGACGCCACCGAATGCACGCACGCGGTGATCTACAACGTGCGCGAGAACACTTGGTACGACACCGCACTGCCTACCTCTGGCCGATCTGCTGGGGGCTACAACAACGCCTTCATGTCGCCCATCTTGGTCGATGCCATTCCTTCTCCCAGCGGTTACCGCACCTGGGTGCATGAGCAGGGCGTGGACGAAATCGATGGCACGCTGGCGGCTCCAATCCAGTCATTTTTTGAAACGGCCGACTTGTCCTCAATTGCTCAGGGCCAGGACAGCTATCTTCGAATCTCGACCATCGAGCCGGATTTTGTGCAAAACGGACCAATGACCGTGCAGGTCACAGGTCGCGCAAACGCAAGAGCGCCCGAGGTGGTCAGCTCCACATTCACGTTCCCGGAGCAAGCCGATCAGCCGTTCGAGCAGATCGTGATGCTCAAAGAGCAGCGCCGTGAGTTGCGCGTGCGCTTTGAGTCCAACGCTTTGTATGGCGACTACCAGATGGGCCAGATCATTGGCCACATGGAAACAGGCGACAGGACGGTGCTGGGATGATGATCACGATGCCAACCAATATGGAGCTGACCGATTGGGCGGCTCAATTGGTGCTTGACCTGGACCCGTATGGCGCATTTGGGCGACTTGACAATCCTGATCTTTGGCAGGATTGGGGGATGCAGTTTTTGAACAACACCACGATTGGCCGGAATCTTCCGATTCCTTACCAATTCACAAACTGGAAAGAATGGGCCGAGAGGCTTGTTGGAGCACTGACATGAATGATGACTTGATGCAACAACTGCAGTCAAATCCGGAGCTTCAGTCGGCGGTCGATGAGATTGCCGCTGAGCTTTCCGCTGACCCAGATGTCAATTTACAGGCGATTGACAAGCTGATCAGCGCCTTTGAGTTCACGCTTCAAAACCCGGAGGCATATTCGGACATGCGCAGCTCGGCAATTGCCAGCGGCGTCATGGACCCCGAGGATATTCCGGAGCAGTTCGACCCCGCCTTCCTGGCCGCTGCCTTGCTGGCCCTCAAGATCGTCAAGCAGCGCATGTCGGCCCCGCAGCAAGTGCCCGCAGGTTTTGCCAGGGGCGGCTTGAATGCGATTGCCAAAGCTGGTCGCCGTGGCGACACACGCCTGGCGCACATCACGCCGTTTGAGGACCGCCTGCTGCGTGCCCACGGCGGCGCTGGCTCGATCAACCCACGCACCGGCATGCCCGAGTACGGCCTGGGCAGCAGCTTGAAAAAGGCGTTCAAGGCGATTGCTCCAATCTTGCCCATCGTGCTGTCATTCGTTGCGCCCGGCTTGGGCACTGCAATTGGCGCGGCCCTGGGCGCAAGCGGTACGGCGGCAGCAATGCTGGGCGGCGCTGTGATTGGTGGCGTCAGCTCCGGCCTAAGCGGCGGCAACATCTTGCAAGGCGCGGTCATGGGCGGCATGGGTGGCGGTCTTGGCAGCGCTGTGGGTGGCGCAGCAAACTCGGCGCTTGGGCTGGGCTTGGGCGAAGCGGGCCAGGCTGTGCTGGGCAGCGGCCTTGTCGGCGGTGTGACCGGCGCGGCCACGGGGCAGGGATTCGCCAAGGGTGCCATGCAGGGAGCGGTCGGCCAGATGATTGGCGGTCAAATGGGCCAGGTCGGCGGTGAGGCGTTCAAGGCGGGAGGCCAGCAGTTTGGCAGCATGATGGCCTCGGGCTACGACCCCAAGGCCTCACTGACCGGAGCCGTGCTGGCGGGCCTGACAACGAACATCGGCAACAGGATCAAGCCGTCGGAGGCTGCGACAAGCGGCACAGGGGCTCGCTTTGGTGGCGGCGAGACGGGCCTGACAGCGCCCGAAATGACCATGCAGCCAATCCCGGACGCGGGCCTGCAGACCACGGATTTCATGACCGGAGAGGTGGGATTCCGTGGGCCGACGGACTTTAAAGGAAACTACGACCTCACAAGCGGTGCGCCCGTGGCCCCTCTGGGCTATGGTGGCCAAGACATGGGCACAGGCATCACGCCTCCGGCCGCAGCCCCTGCCCCGGCACCAAGCGGCCTCAATTGGGGCAAGGCAGCAGCCGTGGCATTGCCGCTCACCAGCATGCTTGGTGCGGCAAAAACGCCCGAACAGGTGAAAAACGCGCTCTCGCCCGAGCAGCAGGCTTATTTCAGCAAGCCGCTGCAGTCCTGGGACTGGAGCCGGATTACAGCCGATGCCGCCTCAGCCGGGCAGCCGCTGGGCTCGTATGTGGCCTACAACTGGAACAAGATGGACAACTACCTCAAGCCGGTGGAATCGCCCGTCAAGAAGGCTCGTGGCGGGGCCATGATGGGCCGTCAGGGGGCTTTAAGCCAGATGGCCTACCTTGCACAAGGCGGCGGCTCCGGGCGCGATGACACTATCGACGCCAGGCTTTCTGACGGAGAATATGTCATGGACGCGGAGACTGTTGCGCTTGTCGGCGACGGCTCGACAAAAGAGGGTGCAAAACGCCTCGACAAAATGCGCCAACAAATCCGTTCGCACAAGGGCAAGGCGCTGGCCAAAGGCAAGTTCAGCCCCAACGCTAAGTCCCCACTGTCGTACATCAAGGAGTACATGAAATGAGCCTTTTTACTGGAACCCCTGCAACGTCTTATACGACGTCGTCAACCGAAACCCCGAAGTGGATGCAGGACGCGATTTTTAGCCAAATCCAGTCCTCGGCCAACATCGCAAACATGCCCTACCAGGGCTATTCTGGCGAGCGCGTGGCGGGCCTGACGCCCTACCAAGAGCAGGCCTACAAAAAAACAGCTGAGGACGTTGGCTCTTGGATTCCTTCGATGAACCAAGCCATGACGCAGACCGGTGCGCTGACCTCGGGCATGGGCGCTTCGCAGGCGGCATCGCCCTACATCCAGCAGGCTGCGCAAGCAAATCCTCTGGCGGCGGCGCAGGGGTACATGAAAAGCGGCTTGGAGTCTGGAGGCCTGCAAGCGGCATCGCCTTACTTGCAGCAGGCTGGCCAATCCGCTGCAGGTGGCATTCAAGATTACATGAACCCGTACACGCAAAACGTGACGGATCAGATCGCCAGGCTTGGTGCCCGTAATTTGAGCGAAAACTTGCTTCCAGGTGTCTCGGATGCTTTCATCAAGGCCGGGCAGTTTGGCGGCACGCGTATGGGTGAGTTTGGCTCGCGTGCATTGCGCGACACTCAAGAGTCCATCCTTGGCCAGCAGTCGCAGGCTCTGCAGCAAGGCTATGGCCAAGCCCTGGGCGCTGCACAACAGGACGCATCACGTCAAGCTCAACTTGCCTCCACGGCGGGTGGCCTGGGTCAAGCTCAGCAGCAGGCCTACCTCACCGCTGCGCAACAAAGCGGCTCCCTCACCGCGCAACAGGCGCAGCAGATGGCCAACCTTGGCCAGATGTCGGGCCAGCTTGCATCGACGGACATTAATAGGCAGCTTTCCGCTCAGCAGCAGCTTGGTGCGCTCACGCAGGCATCGCAGGCGATGAACGCTCAAGATCGCGCCGCTCTCGAAGCGTCCGGATCTGCCTACCAAAGCCAGCAGCAGCGAGAAATCGATGCAGCTCGCCAGCAGTTTGCCGAAGAGCAAGCCTACCCGCGTCAGACGCTGGACTGGCTGTCCACTCAGATTCGCGGCATGGCCCCGATCACGCCACAGACCACAACGCAGACGGGCACAGCAAACACCGGTCTGTCGCCGCTGTCTCAGTTGGCGTCGGCTGGCGCTGCGGCTGCTGGCCTTTATAAACTCACTCAGTAAAAACTCTAGGAGCACCGCACATGGCCTCTTTGCAAGACATGGCTGGCAGCTACGGGCTGCTGAGCTACCCAGGCTCCCAGATGTTCCCAACTGGCGTTCAAGTAAACCCGGTACCGGAGCAAGCCCCAATGACGGCCGTCGCGCCAGAATCGCCTGCGCCTGTCGACCGCTCGCAGCAGCTTCTGTCTTTGATCCAGAAGTACCAGGGCAGCGCCGAGAGTCCCTACCGCGCAGAGCTGGAGGCGGCTCGCAAGACTTCAACGGCCGAGACAGAGGCCTTTCAAAAAATGCTGCAAAGCGCCATGGAAGGCCAGACAGAAAGCGGTCCATCGAAAGCCGAGATGTATTTCCGCTTGGCCGCTGCATTTGGCACGCCAGGCAAGACCGGCAGCTTCTTTGAAAACTTGGGCACGGCGGGCAACGTCATGGCTCAGTACCAGAAGGAGGAGCGAGAGGCGAAAAAGGCAGGCGCGGCCAGCAAGCTGCAGCTTGGCCTGGAAGCGCAGAAGATGCGCATGGCCGGGGCCAAAGAGGACCTGACAACACTGCGCCAGCTCGCGGGCGAAGAGATGAAGGACCAGCGCGCAATTGCAACAGAGCTGATCAAGGACTACGTGAAGTCCGGCCAGCCTCAGTCGAGCGCAGGCAAGCAAGCCCTGGACGAAGGCTTGAAGCCTGGCACGCCCGAGTATCAAAAGCGCGTTGGCCAAATCGCCGAGCTGAATGTGGAGCGGCAGATGGGGCTGATCAATGCTCAACTGGCCAACATGGGCGTGCAACAAGCCACCGCCGCCTTGCAGCAGCAGAAGTTTGGTTTCCAGAAGGAGCAGGCCGGAAAGTTGACAGCGCCTGAGATGAAGCTCAAGACCGAAACAGAGGACTTGCTGGCGCAGACGTCGCAGGGCTATCAAAACATCAAGCGCGCGTTGGAGCTGAACCCCAACACGTTTGACACCTCACTGGTGGACACAGCGCAGCGCAAGGCGCTCGAAGCCGTGGGCAGCAAAGACCCCAAAGTGGCCAACACTCGCGAGCTGGAAAACCTGCTGGAAAAAGCCGCTTTGTCGCAGCTCAAAGCCACATTCCCCGGTGCGATTTCGAACGACGAGCGACAAGCCCTGCTGGCAACGCAAGGTATGGCGGCAAAAAGCATCGAAGAGCGGGGCCGCATCATGCGCAACGCAGCAGATGCCATGAAAGCAATCTACGCTCGCAACAAGAAGCGCCTCAACGATATCAACCAGGGCGCATACCGTGCAACCCAAATCCCAGGGGATGAATGATGGTCGACAAAGTAAAAGGCGCTGCACGGGCGTTTCTGGGCCAAGGCCTGGGCATGGGCTGGGGCGACGAGGCCGAGGCCTTCTTTCGCTCAAGGCTAGGTAACGAGAAATACGAGGACGCGCTGCAAAAAATCCGACAGGAATATGCGCAGTACTCCAAGGAGGCCCCCATCGCCTCCACCGTGGCCGAGTTTGGCGGCGGCATGGCCCCAGCCCTTGGCATGATGTTTTTACCCGGTGCACAGGCTGCCGGGGCCGCACAGGCGAAACGCACCACCGCTGGGGCCTTGGCTCGCCTGGCTGGCCTTGGCGCGGCCACAGGGGCCGTTTCCGGCGCTGGCTCGGCCGTTGAGGGCGACCGGCTGAGCGGCGGCGCGGCTGGGGGCATATTGGGCGGGGCAATTGGCCTGGGCACCCCTATCGCGCTTCGCAGCGCAAAGGGCGCTGGATCTTGGCTGCGCGACCGCCTGGCTCCCAGCGAGGCGGCAATTGCCACTCGGGCGGGCGAGAAGCTCAGTGGGGCCATGAAGGAGTCAAACCTGACGCCCCAGCAGATCGAGCAGATGATGGTCCGTGATCGCGCCATGGGTGTGCCCAGCACCGTGGCCAACGTTGACTATGCCCTCGCCGATTTGGCCGAGGCTGTTGCACAACGCACAGGCAAAGGCACGCGCAAGGTTGAAAAAACTCTCGGCCAGCAAAAGGCCGGGTCACGCGAGCGCACATACCAACAGGTGGCCAAGGGTCTTAAGCCTGGCGACTACTACGCAGACGAGGCCAAGCTGGTGCAGGACCTGCGCAGCAAGGCCGGGACCATGTACGACGAGGCGTATGCATGGGGCGATGTGGATGACCCGCGCATCGTTGAGGCGCTGAAAAACCCGCAGTTCCAGTCGTTTTTTGCCAAGGCCCGCAGTATTGCCGACACAGAGGCTCAGGCTGCCAAGCTGCGCGGCGAGGACCCCAGCCGGTTTGCGCTGCCTGAGATTTACAAGCCCACCGGTAAGTTCACTGAAAGCGGCGCGGAAATCCTGGAGCTGACCAAGCTGCCCGACGTGCGGACTCTGGACTACATCAAGCGCGGAATCGACGCCAGCATTGAGTCGGGTTTCCGTGGCCAAGGCATGTCCACAGCAGAGGCAAGCGCCCTGCGCGGCTTGCGCAAGGAATTTGTGAACGCCATCGACGAGAACGTCCCTGCCTACCGTGCCGCCCGACAGGAGTACGCTGGAGACATGGAGGTGATTGACGCCATGCGAGCGGGCCTGTCTGACTTTGGCAAGCTCGACAGCGAGCAAGTGGTCAAGATGGTGGCGGGCATGGGCAAGGCCGAGAAGGAGGCCTTTCGCACAGGCGTTGCGCGGAGTCTTTACGGCAAGGTCATGGACCCATCGACAAACTTCAACGCTGCAAGCCGCATCATCAACTCGCCTGAAACCGTCTCCAAGTTGCAGCCGCTGTTTGACGATCCGGCCCACTTCCGTTTATTCCAGACTGCGCTGGAGCGCGAGGCGCAGTTGTTTCAGCAGGCCAACAAGATTTTGGGCGGCTCGCAAACGGCAAAACGCGGTGCAATGCGCGAGGCGCTGGATGAAGGCCCAGGCGTTGGCGAGGCTGTGGCCAACGCAGTCACTGGCGGCTTCTGGCCGTCTTTGACCAGCATGGCAGCCCGGGTGGCGCGCAGCTCGACGCTCAGCCCCCAAGTGGCCGACAAGCTCTCCGACATGCTGATGGCCAAGAACCCCAGCGAGGTTGCTGCGGTAGTGAAGTTCTTGGAGCAGTACGAGAAGGGCTTGGCACCCAAAGCCGTGCGCTCAACAGCCGCAGAGCGCGGTGCGGTCATGGGTGGTGCCACATCGATATTCCCGGCCCCGATGGTGGAGCAGGCTGAGCAGCCCCGGACAGACATTGACGCGGACATTGAGACTAAGCCTGAATCGGCCTTACCCCAGATTGAGCTTGACCTGATGGACGAGCTTGAATGAGCAGTTGTTGAGCACTCGAAGCCTTACCCCGCCCTAACCAGGCGGGGTTTTTTATTGGTCGAACGCGACCTTGTTGCGGGTGTCCAAAATGATGCGCAGGTGCTCAGCGGCTGCCGCCTGGCCGTCCAGCTCGGCGCGTTTGATTGCATCTTGAAGCTCTTGGGCTGGGCGCATCCAGTGCAGGCCAGGCCCCAAGATGGCGCGGATGTAAGTCCAGGGGCTCAATGGTTTTTCTCACGGAGCTTGGCTTCGATGGCGGCAACAGTCTTTTTGCCCTTCTGAGACACAGGGCCATCCCCGCCGTTTAAGCCGAAGTAATAGCGCAAAGTTTCGTCAGCCAGAATCTCCTCATCCGTAAGCCCCACCCACGGTTTTCGCTGCTCCGCCTCACGCTCCAGCCGCTCATTGCGCGCCCTCAACAAACGGTTCTCGCGGTCCAGCTCGGCGACCAGCATGTCCAGGTTTTGCTCTTCTGGTGTCATAGGTCCATCACCTCAACGTCGTGCGGCTTTTTCTTGCCAACAAGTATTTCATGGATGCGGCGCTCGGTTTCCCGGTGCGCTTTGATCATGGTCCTGGCTGGCAAGGCTTCGAGCAGGTCGCCGTAATCGGCCAGCACGCTGCGCACGGCCTGGATGCCTGAGCCATCCAACCGGATGTTGCCGCCCGCCCTGTGTCGCTTGCCAGCCATGGCCATGGCCGTCACCGCGTCGGGAAGAAGGCCAGATGCATCGGTGATTTCAACGGGGTCGCCGTCGCAATCAAGCCACGGGCTGTTGTTGACCAGCGTCTCCATGATGTTGACCGCGTCGCTGACCACGCGCCAGTCGTCCGTGGTGGGCGCTGGGGCCTTCTCCATGGCCTCAAGGCCCTGGTGCATGCGCGTGAGCTGGTGCCTGCGCAGGTGCTCTTGCAGCGGCTGCGTCGGGCTGGCCATCAAAACATCCATCAGGTTGTAGTGGTAGATGTGGATGGGCTTGGAGGGTTTGCGTTTTTTCATTTCATGCCTGCAAGTTTCTGTGCGGCTCTTTGCAGCCGTGCGTTGAACCAGCGCCTGATCGCATAGCTGCGCACCAGGCTGATGATGGTGAACCAGGCCCCAATGGCCAGGTTATCCGACAGCGGCAGGTGAATGCCAAACATCGGAAAGATTGCAAGCTGGCTGGCCAGCGCCACGCCGTAGCCAATCACCACGTTGAACACGGACTCGATCAGCGATGCGGTGCGGGACTGGTTCATTTGGACTCCAGCAACTCGATGGCGATTTTGTAAAGCACGTTGTACGGCTCTGCGCCCATTTCCCATGCGCCACGATCGTTCAGCATTTTGTCGAGCTTCTTCTCGGCTGGCGTGCGCGTGTCGGGCACGATCAGGGCGCTGGTTTCTTCTTCACTTGCGTAAGTCATTTCACAGTCTCCTTGGGTGTTTTTGCGTCCTCAAACATCCAGTCCTCAACGTCTTGCAGTCGGTACCGGACCGGGCTTTTAAGTTGGCCACCCAGCTTTAAAAACTTGGGACCGTAATTTTTGAGCCGCCAGTTTTCCAGCGTGCCCACCGTGATCTGCAGCAGATCAGACACTTGCTGCGGCGTGAGCAGCTGGTTTTCAAACTTCTCCATGTGGCTCTCCAGGGGCGGGCCACCCGAAGGTGGCCCTGGGTTATCAAACGGCTTCTGCGGCAGGTGCGGCGGCAGGCTGTTCCTGTGCGGTTTGCACTTGGGCGGTTGCTTGCGCGGCCTGCACTTGGGCCGTGGCTTGCTTTTCCAAGTTGTTCAGGAACACCCAAGCGTTCGACTTGGTTGGCAGGTCGCCCAACACGGAGCGGATGAAGTTGTACTCATCAGGGGTCAATTCAAATTTCAGGATTTGCATGGTTTTCTCACTTGAGGTGGTATGTGCCCAAAAGCACGGGGGTGGTTTTAACGGTTGAGCGGACCAGATCGGCCAGCTCGTTTGCCATTTCCTCTTCGTGTTGCTCCAGATTCTGGACACGCAGAGTGATGGTGGGTTTTTCGTTGCCGGTGCGAATGCCAAGGCGCATCACAAACAAGCGCGATGCCAGGCCGTGGTAAGGCACGGTTTGGAAGTAAATCAAGGTCGGCAGCGGCTCAGTGCTGGTGGCCTGGACGCTTTCAAATGCGCTGCGGCTGGCGGCATGCTGCTTCTCGGTGTTCTCCATCTTGCGCATGGATTCAATGGTGACCTTGCGAATGGCGGCGATAGCCTTGGGGGGCGAGATGGTGCCCTCGTCGTTGAAGCAGGACACCATGCTGGGCCAGTCCTCCAAGAACTCGGCGATGGTTTGCTGGCTGAACGCCTGGCCACCAGACACCGTAAGCATGGCTTGGAATGCGGCCGTGCGGCGGGCATCAAGCACAGCCAGGTTGTCGGCTTGGCCCGGCTCGTCGGGTATGCCGAGGTTCAGGACCGCAGTTGCTGACATGGCGGCTGCGTTGACAAAAACCGTGGCACCTTGCTCGCCGTGTGCTTCCACGTAGGTGGCAAAGTCAGGCAGCGCGTTGGTCTTCATCACGCCGATGGCGCGGCGGCGAAATGTCTGGTGTTTTTCCAGGTCATGCAGCCGGAAGTTTTCTGGCAGCGCGGTCACAAAAGGTGCGCTGGAATTGGCGTTTGCGGCGGTGATGGCCTCTGACTGTTGCAGGGCCTCGATGGCGTCTTTGTCGATCATGTTGTGCTCCTTAAAACAGACGCTTAGACCAGCTCGCCCTGCTTGCCCATCAGCGAAGGCTGAGCAAGCGAGAGAGCGCCGTACTTGCCAACGTGCAGGACGGTGGCGCGTTTTTCTTCTTCACCAGACTTGCCGTCCAGTGTTGGTTTGACAAACTTGAGCGTGTGCTCGCAGCGCACCTGGCCGGTGCCGGGGATCTGCGAGAACGACAGCTTGATATTGACCTCGCCGACCTTGTCGTGGTCGGTGCAGGCAGCGGCCACCTGCGACAGGGCAATCGAGAGCTTGCGCTCAAAGATGCCGCCGTCCAGGTCGGTGAAGAACTCGGACACGTCGGTTGCGGCTGCAACGCTGATGGGGGATGGTTTGTTGTCGCTCATGGTGGGCTCCTGGTTTAGATGGCGTCAGCGTTGTCGTTGTTGGCAACGCGCTCGATGGGCACACCGGCCTCGACGAAATCGCCGACGTCAGCAGTGCTGGGGTTCTCAATCGAAAAGCGGTCCTTGACCAAGTGGCGCAGGACTTGGGCCTTGCTGCCAGCGCGCACAAGACGAATCTTGTCGTCTTGCGTGCCGTCGTTGCCAAGCTCTTTGATGAGGTAAATACGGTATTCCATGTGGGGCTCCTGGGGTTAAAAATGGGGTGGGCCTACTCGCTGCGTCTGTGGCGGCATCCTTGCGGGATGATCTTTCTGGCTTCCACAGCATCCGCTTTCGGCCCAAAAATCAAATGGGGCTGTCGTGCTCTTCGGTCTGGTTTGCCGATTGCTGGCCAGCCGTATTGGTGGTTGGCATATCAATCACACCGTCGTTATCGCTCGGCGAATCGTGCCAGTGCTGCTCATCGGCTGGCGCTGGGGCCTGTTCGGCGACCTTTTGCAGTCGGCTGGGGCGCTTGCTTGCCGACGGCGCTTCAGGGGCTTGTGCGGCCTCTGGCGCGGCCTGCTCGGGCATGAACAGCTCATCGTCCTCTTTGATCATGCCGTCGATATCGGTGGACAGCGGCAGGCGCTTGCTGTGGCGGCGCACCACGGTCTTCTTGGCCATCTCGGCAAAGTCGGTCTGCCAGGGGCCGGAGTTGCCCGAGCGGCTGCGGGCGCGGATGGCGTTGACGTCCTCAACGCTCATCACCTCGCGGGACTTCTCGCCGTCCTTCATGGTCACGATGGAATACACCGCAATCAGCTTGCCCCGGTTGGCCAGCGCCGGTTTGTGCGTGATGTGCTCCTCGTCGCCCAGGCAGAAGTCGAAGGCGTCGTTTTCGTAGACCGCCTGGACGCTCCATGTGCTGATCTCGCCCGAGTTGCGCACCAGCTTCATGATGCCAGCGACCATCGGCATGAACTGCGCTTGGTTCTTGAAGGTGACGATGGCACCCTCGCGGCCGTCGGGCAGCAAGCCCATCTGGCTGGCCCGCATGGCCGATGCAAACAGCGTGCGGCGGTCGGCATCCAGCAGGGCCGGGGTCATTTGCACAGCGGTCATCACCACGCGCACAAATCGCGCAGCATCAACGTGCTTTGGAAGGGCTGCCGCAAACTGCGGCGTCATGGCGGTCAGCTGGTTGCGGACCTGGTCGACAACGGTTACTTGGGTCATTTTTTCTCCTGATCTCCGGCCAATTCAGCCAGATTAAAACCCGGTAGCCGACCGGTGGCGGTGTTGTGAATTCCCAATCAGTGTACCATCACTTCGTGGGCTTACGTGGGTTAATTCGTAAATTTCTGAAGCCTTTTCGCCCGCCGTAAGAGGTCCCCACCATGTTGGCGGTGATCAGCGTTGGCGGCGTTTCAGCCTGCATGGCGGCGCTTACCGTCCAGGCCCCGGTGAGCACCTTCTCGGCGTCTGCGATGTGCTTGAAAATCTCAGCCTTGGCCACGTCCTTGTCCTCGCCCGCGTTCTTCTCGGCGGCGGCGGCGACCTTGTAGCGCTCGATCAGCTCGGCCAGCACATCGTCGCTGCTGGCGTCCAGCACTTTGCCTGGCTTGGCGTACTGGTTCAAGCGAATCAGCACCTCGGCATCGCCTGGCATCACCGGGTCCGGCTCAAGGCCCGCGTCCACCGTGCGCCAGAAGTCGGCCACCTTGGCTTTGATCGCGGCAATCACCTCCTCGTCGCGCAGGCGCTCGATCACCACGCCCCGGTTGCCGCCGATGAACGCGCCGATGAATGCGCGTTTGAAACCGGAGACGCCCATCTGGTGCTGCACCTGCATTTCGATGTGCTCTGGGGCCTCAATGCTGCTGTCGTCGTGCTCAATCCAGCCGTCGCGGAAGGCGAGGTAATCCACGTTCTTGATTTCCAGATGCACCGGCTCGCCCAGGTTGGTGATCACAAAGTCAAACGAGCTGCCCATGCGCAGATCTGGGTCGCGCAGGTATTCCTTCATGGGCCGGATTTCCCAGCCCTGTTCCTCGGCAATGCCGTGCGCAATCGCGGCCTCCAGGCGGTTACCCCAGGCCATGCGGTCGTTGGTCTTGAACTCGGGCACGTCGCCCGTGCGCTTGCGGTGCCAGAGGTCAAAATGCGTGATGTAAGGGCTCATGCCAAACAGCGCCGCAGACTCGGTGCTGGTGACGTCCTTCTTGCGCAGCTCAAGCCATTGCTCTTGGCTGGCGGTGACGATGATTTCAGTTGCCATGGTGTTCCCCTAAAAGTATTTTTCCTGCCGCGTCCGGAAACCGCGCGCCGTGCGCGGCCACCAAGTTGGCGTCGATCACCTCGTTGAATCCATCAGCCGGGGCAATCCAGTAACCTTGCTCGCCGTCGTCCTGCGTGGCATGCACGATGCCCACCAGGCCTTTGCCGCTGCTAAACCACATTACGTTGTGGACTTTCATTTGGTTGCTCCTTTCAGCTTCCGTTTAAGTGTTGAAAAATCACAAGACGATGTTCGCTCGCCAAACATAAACGTCAAGTCCGACGATCACAATTCCAAACAAAAATACAACAGCTTCAACGTAGTCAATCAGGGGCCTGCGCCACGTTGAGATTGGCTTGGCAGGCCCTGTGTATTTCATGCCGTCTCCTTGACCGGCTGTCGGCCTTGCAAAAACAGGCCCCAGCACCTGGCGCAAATCCAGCGCTTGGGGGTCATCTGGACGCCACCCTCTGGAAAGCGCGGTCGGTTGCAGTCGTGGCAGTGGGTCATGGCTTCTCCTTCTCAGGCTGGCGGTACGTCGCCTTGCTGCCGTCAAGGTAGTACACATGGCACACAGGCTGGCCCGGTTTTGTGAAAAAGTCTTTGTACATGGCGGGGTTTTCGCCATAGATCAGCGGTGTCTCGTCCCCTTTGCCGTATACCGTAGACCAGCGGTCGCCGCAGCAGGTGCAGTCTGCACCGGACGCGCACCCATCGAAGTAGATACCGACATCTAGTGCAAGTCTGTTGGCCTCATTTTCGGAATGCGCTTGGATGATGACGTGATGCGCCACTTTTTCATTGACTTCAAAAGTCCCTCCAGGGTTGTTTTGCGAGAAGTGAAAATAGCGCGGCACTTCGGGGGCCTTTGCTACGGCGGGCGTGTGTTCGATGATGTTCATTTGGTTCCTCGTGCGTTGATCCCGGCCAACAGGCCGTCGATGGTTTCAAATTCTTCCCCGGTGTCCAACAGCTTGAAGGTGGTCTCGCCTTTGCCCCACTCGCCAGTGCTGATCTTGCGGGGCGTGTAGACCTGCTTGGCGATCTGGTGCTCCTCGTTGACGTACTGGCGCAGGCCGTGGTCCTCGGCGCTGTAGCCGAAGGTGTATTGCAGCGGGATAGCTGCGAGTTCTTCGCGGGTCATGGCTTCCACCCCAATCCAATTGCCGCAGCCACGATAAGTATGGCGCTGCCGCCGATCTGGGCAAACTGCTTTGGCATGTGCGGGGCAAGCCAGATGCAACCCGCCAGCACAAGGAATTGTTCGCTGGTCATGATGGAAGCCCTCTCACTTTTGCCTCAATAAGCATCAGACGGTCCAGCTCTTGCACCACCAGTGCCTTGAAGTGCTCGGCAGGAAGGTCCACCTGATTTCCACAAGCGGCCAAGGTAATCATCAGGGTGTGGAGCGCCACGTCACTGTCGTAGCTTTCAATGATCGGCTTGATCTTTTGGAACATTTCCTCCACGGCGGCGTTGTGTTCCTTCAATTGGTCTTTGGTCATGTGTTCCCCCTTGCTCGGATGGCGGCAACAGGATCGTTAAGCAAAGAAATAGCCACCTCTGCCTCACGCAAACACGCCTCACGCTCTGCCTTGCGCTCCTCCTCCAGCCGCCCATGAAAGCTCCGTGCGATCCAGTCGATAAAGACCTTGGCGCTTTCCTCTGCGTCACCAGTGAACACCAGTGCAGGGCCGTTGAAGTCCAGCTTGCCGATTTCTTTCCCGTTGTTGTGAAAGCTGATGTTGTAGTTGGGCTTGATGTTGAA